GAAGACGAGCGAAGACGCGTAAACGCTATTGTTAAATATAATCGCCTCAAATCGTCAATAAAAAATGAATTTGAGCACATATCTATTAAATTAGAGGAACACGTTGTAGGTGACGCTCTTAGCTATCTCGGCGCTTGTGATGGTAGAATTGATATTGAACATGTAGAACGCTTTGCAAAATATAGCGAAGATGTAGCAGTATATAGATGTTTAGAAGGTATTATTAAATCTGATAACTTAAAAAATAAGTAGAATAAAAAAAGGGAGTAAATAACATGGCGCAACAATCAACAATCGGAACACATAAAACAAATAAAGTAAGAGTAGATAATAAATTAATGGTAGTATATCATAGCACGCCAGTAGTACAGATAACCAATAATAGATACGTTAAATTAAATACTGGCGGTTGGTATACTAGCACAACGAAAGTGCGAATGAATCAAGCCAGTAATGAATATGGTCTAGGTTTCAGAGTGTACCAGAAAGACTTTGACTGGTTCGTAGAAGTTGGTAATAATACTTATGAATACTATGATAATATTATTATAGATATAGATAATGGAGTTATAGTTAAAGACTAATAATTCGTCCGTAATACCTCAACAACCCACCAATAAAAGCGCCCTCTATTATGGAGGGCGTTCCTTTTTCGATAAATATTAAGTCAATCAGTAACAAATCAATCTAGATTATAATATAATTCAAATTTTCAACCTAATCGAGGAGGGTATGGGGGAACGAATGGGGGGGGGTCTTCATAAAAATAACAGTGACACGCATTCTAATATTATTTTTCAAAATTTGGACTTTTCCGTAAAAAAGGTATTATTGTGCTTTACTATATATAGTAATATTATATTTTATAATGCTCTTTTGGTGAGTTTTGTTTTGTTTTGGATAGAGGATATTATCCCCTTGTATTAAAAGAAGATAAGTCCTCTACCCTCTACGGTTTTTATCTGCTCTTCTGGAGCCGTTCCGCTTCATTGGATACACTGTTAAGTGCGGGTAACATAATTATAGCGACTCAGTTACCTTCGGATTGTCTATGGCTGTGCTATTCATCCCCTTCTAGTAGCCATTTTGCTTTGCTGTACCCTAGAAGTCTTTAGCCAACCAATACAGCGGAGTAAATATAGATATAATAATTTTCTAATGCAATAAATATTTTTATTTTGTATATTATTTTATGGAATTTAAAAAAATCAAAGGAAAAGAACACCGATTATACGATAATATGGCCGAATTTATGGCTTTTAACAAAAAGTTAGCTGTTTCAGGTGATTGGAGGCGGGGCAAGGAAGGAGATTGGGTATATACTGACGATTTATGCGTTTGTCAGGTACTTAGAGTATTTTATGTAACAGTACCATCTAGTGGAAAGCGCCAGAAATGTATACGTACGGTATGTGGTTCGTTCGTTGTGGGCCAGAAAAACGTTAAAATGCTAGGTGAATACGGAGTTGCCGACAATATATACACATTTTCAGGAAATTACGACTCTATTAACAAAATTAGAGATACAAAGGTTTCATCAAAAAAATTACTATTTGCACAATACGTAGCTGCAGGGATGGATTTAAGTCAGGCATATAGCATAGTTTATCCAAAGGCCAAGGACAAACAATACATCAAAACTGCAGCTAACAAATTATTACAACAAAAGAAGGTACAAAAGATGGTTAAGGAAGAAATTAAGGAAATTCTTAATTCTGAGGGCGTAACGCCTGAGTATATTATACAGAAATACAAAGATATAGCCGATATCTCTGATAGGGACACTGATAGGCTGCGCTCTTTAGATGCGCTTGCTAAGATGTCAGGATTGTTTGATACAGAGAAAAAACAAGAACAACTAACCGTTTGGGCTGGATTTACGCCTGAACAGCTGGAGGCTATTAAAAGTGAAAAGTCAGAGCAGAACGTACTCGCCCACGCAGAAAAAGAACAATAACATAGATGATGATAGATGTCCTGTATGTAATCAGGACTTATATTTTAATGAAGTAGTAACCCAAAAAATAGGTATTGTCGACAATAATGGCGATATTAATGAATGGAAATGCCCATTTTGCGATTCAGAGTTTGATTTAGACGATAATATTTTGTATATTTATGGGTCGGAAAGCGATAGTGGTTTAGCTTAAATAAAATTGAAGGACCTATGAGGAAAACGTGAATGGATAAAGAATTTGATAAAATCCCAGTTAGGGACGCTAGAAATAGGAATTTACCAAAATTTGACGAGGGTGGTAGAACTCCTGCATGGCAGCGTAAAGAAGGTCAAAATCCTGAAGGCGGTTTAAATAAAAAAGGCGTTGAATCGTATAAAGAGGAAAATCCAGGGTCTGAATTAAAAACTGCAGTAACGACTGAACCTAGTAAATTAAAAAAAAATAGTAAACCAGCAAAACGTAGAAAATCATTTTGTGCTAGAATGAAAGGGATGAAGAGTAAGCTAACAAGTTCTAAAACAGCTAATGACCCTGATAGCAGAATAAATAAATCATTAAGGAAATGGAATTGTTAAATGCCTAGATTCGGAAGAAAGTCAAAAGAAAGATTAGCTACCTGCCATGAGGATTTGCAGGATTTATTCAATGAAGTAATAAAACATGTAGATTGCAGTATCCTTGAAGGCCATCGGTCTGCAGAAAGGCAAGATAAGCTATATGATGAAGGAAAAACCAAAGTTAAGTACCCAAAGGGCCGTCACAATGCTAGTCCTAGTAATGCTGTTGATGTTGTGCCTTATCCTGTTGACTGGCATGATAGAGAACGTTTCCACTTATTTGCGGGCTTTGTTTTAGGTTTAGCACAATCAATGGAAATAAATGTCCGCTGGGGAGGGGACTGGAATAAAAATTTTGAAGTAGATGACAATATGTTCGATGATTTTCCCCACTTCGAACTAATTAAGGAGTTTTAATATGACAAAAAAGTCATTAGCAGAAGCATTAGAAGAAAATAAAAGAAAAATTAATTATCTTAAGCAGCATAATATAAGTCCTAAAGAATTTCCATTAGATACTTTAACTGGCCATTCTGAAGAATCTGCAGCATATTTAGATTCTTTAGCTAATTTATTAACGGGTTCTACGGAATATATTCCTGATGTTCCTTTTACGGAAACAGTTCCATATACAGAAGGAAAGTTTCAGATGGCCCCACCTCCAGTACAAGGTTCAAACATAGGTATGGCATCTAGAGAAGCAAAAATGAATCCTATGATAGAATATTTACTTAATTGGCTAAACCCTTCTCGTGGAATGGCTAATGAGGCTATAGATAAAGAAATTAGAGAAAATGAACTTAATAGAGCTATAGACGCTGATGAACATAGTAGAAATCAACAAATGCAATTAGATGCATTTTTAAAACATCAAGAACAATTTAAATAATAAGGTAATAAATATGTCAAATGAAATGAATGCTATACCCGTAAAAGATTCTAAAGGAAATGTTACAGGAGTATCTGATAGCAATGGAAATAATATATTAAATGCTTTATTAGGAAAAATGTTAGTACAAGCGCCTAAAACTGGTAGTAAAAATGTTGCTTATGATGAGCTTACTAGATGGTTAAAACAAAATTACCCTAATTCAAAATCTAATCCAGCTACTGGAATAAAAAATATAAATTTAGGTAAATTAAATGAATATACAAAAATGCTGCAAAATTATCCAAAAAGTGGACTTAAAAATTTAAAATTTGGTGCAGCTTCAAATCCTATTGGAGCATTAATAAGTTTAATAGCATCTGCCCCAGCTTTAAGTTACGGAGGACAAAAAATAGCAAGTAATCTATTAGGATTAAATGAAACTGAAGTTTGGCGTAATCCTGACAGATATGGTAGTGGCGAATCTTATGACCCATATATGGACCCAAATAATCCTATGTATGATTTACAAACGCCAATTAAAGATATGATAAAACCAATAGATTGGAGAGCTGGCATGATAAAAGAAGAAGATAAAGGCTTTGACCCTTATAACCCATATAAATAATCCATATAGTCAATAATGGCTAATCTTAATCTTAACGGCAATATATCAAAAAATGAAGAGACGTTGCAACTCGCATATAGCGATTTAATTACATTTGGTAAATTATTTAGCCCACAAGATTATTTAGCATCAGCTACCCCAGATTTTCATAGAGACGTAGGAAAACTACTTATAGACAAGTCTAAACAGCAATTAGCACTTGTTTTACCCCGTGACCACGCTAAATCAACTATGGCTGCCTGTGCAGTGCTTCACAGATTCCTATTTGCAACGAAAGAGAATCCAGAGTTTATCGCTTGGATTGGTGAAGCTCAAGACCAGGCTAGAGATAACCTCAATTGGATTCAAAACCATATTTATGATAATCCAGCAATTCACTACTATTTTGGTGATTTAGAAGGAGATAAATGGACAAAAGACGAATTTACCTTAAAAAACGGGTGCCGAATGATTGGCAAGGGTACTTCACAAAGATTAAGAGGAAAAAAACAGAACTCAACAAGATATACTGGAATAATACTAGATGATTTTGAATCAGAGCTAAACACGAAAACTCCTGATTCCAGGAGGCAAATAAAGGAATGGGTGACAGCAGCCGTATATCCAGCTATTGATTTTGATAAAGATGGATTTTTATGGTGTAATGGCACAATTGTGCATTATGACAGTTTTTTAAATGGACTTGTAACTAAAAGCAATGAAGCTGAAAAGACTGGTGAAGAATTTGCTTGGGATGTATTTACTAGAAAAGCAATAGAAGACGGCAAGCCTATATGGCCTTCTAGATGGCCTATGAAAAAATTAGAAGAACGTAAGCAATTCTATATTGATTCAGGAACTCCCGCTAAATTTTATCAAGAGTATATGAACCAAGCAAAGTCACCTGAAGACCAGATATTTAGTGAAGATGACATAAATAACGCATTATATAAAGGATTTGCAAGATATGATGAACAATATGATTCGTGGTACATTAAACTTGACGATGGTAGAAAAGAGTTTGTTAATATTTATATCGGTGTTGACCCTGCTTCAACACTTGGTGTACACAATGACTATTCTGTTATTATGGTTATTGGTGTTACTGCTGAATATGATTATTATGTTATTGAGTATTGGCGACAAAGAGTCTTACCCATGGACTGTGCAGACCAGATATTTGAAATTGCAAAACGATATAGTCCAGTACGAAGAATAAATATAGAAACAATCGCTTATCAAGAGATGTTAAGGGATTATGTTATGAAAAGAAGTAAAAAAGAAGGATTATTTCTTCCTGGCATTGAACAAGGTATTAAAAATTACAACCAAAAGAAAAAAGATAGGCTTTTTGAAGGATTGCAGCCAATGTTTAAAGCAGGAGCTGTACATCTAAAAAAAGAAATGCATGAGTTTATAGGTGAATTGCTTGACTTTCCTAAAGGGAGCCATGATGATACTATTGATGCATTTTGGTTATCTACACAATGGGCAAGAGGAAATGCTAAAGCAGGAACATCTAAAAAGAAAAAGAAAAAAGATGGTAAGTGGTATACACCCAAAAAAGCCTATAATTGGATGACGGGTGCTAGGAAATAATTATTTGTATATAATAATAAATAGAGTTATATTATAAGTTATGATTAGAGAAGATATTAGAGTCAGAGAAGTAAAAGAATTGTTTGACCGCTGGGAAAGCGCTCGAAAAGATTGGGAAGTTGCTGCAAGAGAGGATATTGACTTTTATCTTGGTAATCATTTTACCTCTAATGAGGTTAATGAATTAGACTCTAGAAATCAATCTTCAATGCCTATGGATAGGTTATATGCTGCAATTGAACAGTTTAAAGCTATAGTAACATCAAAAACTCCAAAATTTTCTGCTATAGGACGTGAAGACTCTGATAATAAAATTGCAAATGTATGGAGAACAATACTTGAATATATATGGGATATTTCTGATGGAAACGAAGTATTTAAACAAGTTGTGCATGATTACGCTGTTACAGGTTTAGGTTATTTTTATTGTTATTTAGATAAAGATGCTGATTATGGGCGAGGTGAAGTTAAATTTACATATGTAGACCCATTTCGTGTATATGTAGACCCTAATTCTCGACACAGATATTGCGATGATGCTTCTGGGATAATTGTATCAACAATATTAACTAAACAACAATTAATTGATTTATATCCTCAATTATCTCAACCAATAGATGAAAAATCTGAAAAACTTCTTATTGATGAAATAGAACCTATATCTGGAGAAGAGGATTATCCTGAAACTACTAATGCTACTACTATGCAATCTTTTACTCCTGATAATATAAAAGATAAAGATTTTGATGTTGATAAATACAGATTATTAGAATATTATAGAAAAGTTAGAATACCTTTTTATAGAGTAGTAGATACTAGAAGTGGTGATGAACGTATTATGAGTCAAGTT